GGAAACGTGACTGTTGTAGATCCAGCCAATCAAGGAAATCTTGTTCATTTGGTTGCCGCAGCGGGCGCAACTTTTGATGCGGGAATCTTTAGTGTTCCAGTACACATCATTTATATTCCAGACATTAATGGCTATTACCGCGTAGCAGCCACAACTGGAGTGAACTGGTAGACAACTTAAGTTGTAAAAAACCGCAGGAAGGCACGGGTCACAGGTGCCTTATTGATTACTAATGCTATAGGAGCAAAAATGACTACATTACTATTGACACTACTTTTCGCTTGCGGAGAGAAAGAAGAGGAAACAGATTCAGCAACCGAAGAAGTTGAAGAAGCTGTTGAAGAAACCCCTGAAGAAGAAGCTGAAGATACAGCGGCTTCCGAGGAGGAGTAAATGACTAAGGCAGGAAAGATCGACATTAACTCGATGAAGAAATTCGTCAACAAAAAAGTTGGGCTAGATATTGCTCATGATTTGAATGAAGACAATCCTACCGAAGTCAAAGAATGGATTCCAACTGGTTCGCGCTGGTTGGACTCTATTATCTGCCGAGGTCAAATGGCTGGTATTCCCGTCGGGAAGATCACTGAATTAGCCGGACTGTCTTCGGCCGGTAAGTCTTACATGGCTTGTCAAATAGCCACTCAAGCACAAAAGAAAGGACATTGCGTTGTTTACTTTGATGCAGAGTCGGCAATCGATCCAACTTTTCTTACAAGTACTGGTATCGATATCAACAATGACTTCTTGTACATTCAAGCGGTCTCAGTTGAGAAAACATTGGAGACCATTGAGGATCTCATGACTGAATATCCAGAAACACAGTTTCTATTTATTTGGGACTCAATCGCAGCGACTTCTTCAGAGAAGGACCTCGAGGGAGACTTCAATCCTCAATCGTCAATGGCGGTAAAGCCTCGGATCTTTGCGAAAGCATTCCCGAAACTCACTATCCCATTGGCTAATCAACAATGTACACTGTTGCTTATCAACCAACTAAAGACCAACATCGCAGCACAAGGCTGGGAAGCCCTAGTGACTCCGTATGTTGCTCCCGGTGGTAAAGCAATTGAATATTTCTGCTCTCTACGAATTTGGCTTACAAAACCAAAATCTAAGAAATACTTCATCACTGATGAAAATGGACTCCGCGAAGGATCGTCAGTAAAAGTTAAGATTGAAAAGTCTCGCTTTGGATCTGAAGGTCGCACATGTGGATTTCAAATCACATGGGGTAAGAGCGTAGGTATTCAAGATGAAGAATCTTGGTTTGAAGCGTTGAAGTTATCTGGCTCCCCACGTTTCAAGACTGGTGCATGGAACAAAATGTTTGACCGCAAAGGCAAGGAGTTTAAGTTTCAACGCTCCAGTTGGATCAAAAAGCTTCAAGACAAGGACTTCCGAGCATGCGTGTTCGACATCATGGATGAGCAAATCATCAAACTCTTTGAGTCCGAAGGTAAGAACTTTGGTATCGAAGGAGAGTCCGAAGAAGGTTAAATCCTGAAGGAACTCGTCTACCCCTTCTCTTCGGAGTTGGGGTTTTTTTGTCTTTTCTACTTGACAAACCTCGTAGAAAATGTTAAAATATTTATACATCTTGGAGGATAAATGAAAAACGTTATTATTATTGACGCGTTGAATATGTTTCTACGCTCTTATGTGATTAGCCCTCACTTAAATAAAAAAGGGTGGCCTGTAGGAGGCACCATTGGCTTCCTAAAGTCTTTACAGAAGGTTGCTAGGGACTTTACCGCTGATGAAGTTATAATCGCTTGGGATGGCCATGAGGGCTCCGCAAGACGACGTTCAATGAACAAGGACTACAAAGGTGGTCGCAAACCGGTGAGATTCAATCGTCGAATGGTAGAACTACCACCAGAAAAAGAGGAAGCCAACAAAGGTTACCAGCAAGTAAGACTGATGGAGTACCTCAATGAGATGCCCGTCATTCAATTGGTCGCTGACTTCACAGAAGCAGACGATATCATTGCCTTGGTGATCAATCACCCTCGCTATGTAGGATGGAAGAAGACAATCATATCTTCAGACAAAGACTTCTTTCAATTGTGTCGAGAAGACGTACAAATCTATCGACCAATACAAAAGAAGATCGTCACAAAGCAAAGCATCATTGATGACTTTAAGATCCACCCTAAAAACTTCGCATTGGCGAGAGCAATTGAAGGAGACAAGTCCGATAACTTGCCGGGCATTAGAGGTGCAGGGTTAAAGACGATCGCCAAACGCTTCCCATACCTTATCAGAGAGGATGAGTACACCACCGCAGACATCATCAAGGACTGTGCTATGCAAGGAAAGAAGTTAAAGATACACGAGAACATTGAGAGCAATGAGAAACTCATTAAAGATAATTATGCGATAATGCAACTGCAACATCCCAACATCAGACCGATGAATAGAGAGATTATCAAGAAAGCAATAATCGACTTTGAACCTACATTTAATAAAATAAAATTTACACAAATGCTTTTCGAAGATGATGCCGCTACTCTCAACTTTAACGACTTGCAACAAGTCTTTAGAAAAATAAAAAGATAACCTTTTTACTTGACAAGTTGGCTTAGATAGGTTATATTTAAGCATACACAGAAATTCAGGAGGACATATGAATAACGACAAACAAGAAACTTTTATGCGCTTTGGAAAGAACTTCCAAGAGAACCTTTGCCAACTTATGTTGGAGGATCGACCATTCTTCGATCAAATCACAGAGGTGCTAGACGTTCAATTCTTCGAGAAGAAATATCTCCAAGTATTCGCAGAGACGCTTATAAATTATAGAAACAAATATAACACACATCCCAATGCCGAGGTCATGATGACTCTGTTAAGAACAGAACTTAACCATCACGACAAGGCAACCGCAAAAGATGTACGTGAGTTCTATGCTCGCATCCATACATCAGACGGCGTAGAGGAAGCAGAGTTCATCAAAGACAAAGCAATTGACTTTTGCCGTAAGCAAGTATTGAAGGGAGCCATGATCAAATCTGCTACCCTCCTCAAGTCATCTTCGTTTGAAGAGATTGAGAAAGTGATCAAGGAGGCCCTAGTTCTTGGAACAGACAATAACTTCGGACACGATTTTCGCAAGGATTTGCTTGAGCGTTTTAAACTCGTTACAAGAGATCCAACTTCAACTGGTTGGCCTCGAATGGACGAGATCATTAAGGGTGGTCTTGGAAAGTCTGAACTCGGAGTCGTCGTTGCTCCTACTGGTGCTGGTAAGTCTATGGTCCTCGTGCACTTGGCTACTCAAGCGATACTTGCGGGTAAAACTGTTGTCTATTATACCCTTGAACTTAAGGACACGGTTGTCGGTCAAAGGTTTGACTGCTGCATTGCCGATGTTCCCTTGCAAGAACACAGAGAAAGACAAAAAGATATTGTCTCAAGGGTAAAAGACTTGGAAGGAACTCTAATTATCAAAGAATATCCAACCAAATCTGCTTCCGTTCAAACTCTCAAGAATCACATTGAGAAGTTAAAGAAGCGAGGGATCAATCCCGACATGATCTTGGTTGATTATGCTGACCTACTAAGACCTGTTCGATCCTCTAGCGAGAAGAGACATGAGTTGGAAGAGACCTATGAAGGATTGCGTGGCTTNGCTCAGACTTATGAAATCCCATGCTGGACAGCATCTCAAACAAACCGTGGAGGCCTTAATGCCGAAGTTATTACAATGGAAGCGATCTCTGAAGCATTCAACAAATGTTTTGTTGCTGACTTTATTTTTTCTTTGTCTCGAACAGTCCAAGACAAACAAGCTAACAAAGGTCGTCTGTTTGTTGCAAAGAACAGGAACGGACCCGACGGACTTGTATTTGATGCCTTTGTTGATTGGTCTGACGTTACTATCAAAATATTAGATCGAGACGAAACAGCAGAGAAGATGCAGTCCACCAGTGACGCGTTGCAAATGCTCAAGGACAAATATGCCAAAGAAGGTAAGTAGCATGGATATATCACAGGTATACACAGAAAAAGAAAGAAACAAATTCAGAAAACAACAGGAGCCTAGAATGGATTTAGAAAAGAAAATTCTATCGGACATCACAGTCCATATGAAGTACGCCCGCTATCTTGAAGACAAGCAACGGCGTGAGAATTGGGACGAGTTAGTAACTCGTAATATGGATATGCACATCAAGAAGTTTCCACAACTCGAACAAGAGATTCGTGAGAACTACAAGTTTGTATACGACAAGAAGGTGTTACCTTCGATGCGAAGCATGCAGTTTGGAGGAAAGCCCATTGAGGTATCTCCGAACCGCATCTTTAATTGTGCGTTCGCACCAGCGGATGACCCTCGAGTGTTTGGTGAGATCATGTTCTTGCTTCTCGGAGGAACCGGTGTTGGATACTCAGTTCAACATCACCACATTGAAAAATTACCGGAGATTAGAAAGCCATCGACCAAACGTACACGTCGATTTTTAATCGGAGATTCAATTGAGGGATGGTCAGATGCAGTTAAAGCACTGGTCAAGTCTTACTTTAAAGGGACATCGAAGTTACATTTTGACTTCTCAGACATCCGTCCCAAAGGTGCGAGACTAGTTACCTCGGGCGGAAAGGCACCCGGCCCACAACCACTTAAAGAATGCCTAGTAAAAGTAGAGGGGATTTTAGATGCTAAAGAAACTGGAGACAAACTTTCATCCATTGAGGTTCATGATATCATCTGCCACATTGCGGATGCGGTTTTGGCGGGAGGTATCCGTCGCGCTGCTCTCATTTCCCTTTTCTCGGCTGATGACGAAGAGATGCTCGGAGCGAAAGCAGGATCGTGGTGGGAACTCAACCCTCAACGAGGACGAGCAAACAACTCTGTAGTCGTAATGCGTCATCGTATTGACGAGCCAACATTCAAACGTCTATGGAAGCGTGTTGAGGACTCTCGTTCTGGAGAACCCGGCTTCTATTTCTCAAACGACAAAGACTGGGGCTGTAACCCTTGTTGTGAAATTGGGCTGAGGCCATTCCAGTTCTGTAACTTGGTCGAGATCAATGTATCAGATGTTAAAGATCAAAATGACTTGAACACTCGCTCTAAAGCAGCGTCATTTATTGGAACTCTCCAAGCATCATACACAGACTTTCACTACCTACGTCCAGTATGGCAACGAACCACAGAGAAGGATGCCTTGATCGGTGTCTCGATGACTGGTATCGCATCAGGAGGTGTTCTCAACTTGAACATGACTGAAGCATCTTTGGAAGTATCTAAGGAGAATAGACGAGTCGCTATGCAGATTGGAATTAACCAAGCAGCACGACAAACTTGCGTCAAGCCGGCTGGTACAACTTCACTTACTCTAGGAACGTCAAGTGGTATCCACGCTTGGCATAATGACTATTACATTCGTCGACTTCGTGTTGGAAAGAATGAAGCAATCTACTCATATTTGATCAAGAACCTACCTGAGTTGATCGAGGACTGCCGTTTCCGTCCACACGACACTGCTATCCTATCTGTTCCTCAAAAAGCTCCTGAAGGGGCAATAACGCGCCACGAAAGCGCCCTTGATTTGCTCGAGAGAGTAAAGAAGGTTTCTAACGAATGGATCAAGTCTGGACACAAGAAAGGAAACAACACTCATAACGTCTCAGCGACAGTTACAATCAAAGATGGCGAGTGGGAAACTGTTGGAGACTGGATGTGGACAAACCGCAGAGTGTATAATGGACTAAGTGTTTTGCCCCACGACGGCGGGACATATGTCCAAGCACCATATGAAGATTGCGACAAGGAAACTTATGAAAAGATGCTCTCTTTGGTCAAAAACGTGGATTTGAATCTAGTTATAGAGACAGAAGATGAAACTGACCTAAGCGGCGAAATCGCATGCGGTGGTGGATCTTGCGAAATCTTTTAACAGGAGAAATTTATGAGAGATCAATTAGAAAAAATTATTCATAGCTTGAAAGAAGTAATGGAAGACCTTGATAAGGTTGAAGCAGGAGCTTATGGCTACAAGTCAGCAGCCCCGCGAGCCCGCAAGGCTTTGATGGAAGCTTCGAAAGAACTTAGAGATGTTCGAACAGTTATTCAAGAAGTGAAGAATTCTCACGAAGAAAAGTAATTAATTACTTGACAATCATTCAATGACGTGTTATACTGTAAGGGTATAGCACGTTTTTTTATTAGGAGGTAACATGCAATTCAAACCATTTAACAAACACTTATTAATCAAACCCATAGAACAAGAGGAAGCCATAGAAGACTCTTTGTTAGTAATGCCTGACGAGTATCGTCCACCCAAGTCTCCGTATGTAATCGCTGACGTCATTGGAATGTCCGAGGACTGCACAATCGCCTTGGACCTTGGAGACACTATCGTGGTGGAAAGAACCACGGTTCAAGAGATAAAAGCGGATTCTCAAACTATTTATGTGGTTAAAGAGAACTACGTTTATGGGAGAACAGGCAATGAAATTAAAGATCAAACTGACCGAGGCTAAACAGTCGAAATACATGAGAGTGCTCGAGATGCTAAGAGGCAAAGACCCAAGTGTCCAAACAATCACTATCATGTCCGGTCAAAATCCCGATGCGAAACAGATGATTGAACCAATCAACAAGAGATTAAAAGAAGAGCTTGAACAAGAACTCAAACAAATGGGACTTAAGTTTGTTAGAGTTGGAGGCAAGTTCTTCGGTGTCTTTGAACAGTCTGTGATTGTAATCAATCCCGAGATCAAACAGATAGCAAGATTGAACAAGAAATTTGGACAATGGGGCTTCCTTTGGGGAGAAAAGTTTACAATTGAACCCGGAAACGACACCATGTTGTTCACAATGTATCAGATTGACAAGACAGGAGATTCCCTGTTCTTCAGAGCTAGTGGGTCGCACAAAGTGTCTGATGTATACGATCATTCTCAACTTGCACAACAAGGTGACGACTTCACATTCATTCCGAAGTCTGAGCAAGACGACGATCCGGAGACAAGGGTAGGTAAGAAATTTAATATCCCAGTATACGAAGGTTATAAGCGCAGAGGTATAGATGAAAGAGATTGAACTTTATGGTGATGGTATCGGAAAGGTATCGTACGTACAGCATGTTGGTGATGATAAAATGATTGCCAACGCTGCGCGTGTTTCTTTTGGTCAAGACAATACAAAACCCATGACCAAGAGAGACGAAAAACTAATCAAATATTTGATTGAACACAAACACACTTCGCCATTCGAGCACAACTCGATTACTTTTATGTTTGAAGTTCCAATGTTCGTAAGATCTCAACATATGAGACACAGAACGTGGGCATACAATGAGATATCTAGGCGATATACGGAAGTCCACCTTAGGTTCTATGAACCAGACACTTTCCGAACGCAACACGAGAGCAATAGACAGGCGTCAAATGTTGAGAATCAACAAGACCCAACAATTGCCCCAATATTTTTGGACACTTATTCAAAATCATCAGACGCTGTCGCCAAATGGCACGACTATTCTCTTGATTTGTTTGATAAGTTGATTGAAGCCGGTGTATGCAGAGAACAAGCAAGAGGTGTATTACCTCAGAACTTGTATGCGAAATATTACGGCACAGTGAACCTTTCCAACCTTCTCAAGTTCATTGATTTGCGCTTACATGAGGGCGCTCAATGGGAGATCCAAAAGGTTGCAGAAGCATGCTTAGAAATAGCAGAACAAATTTGGCCATACTCAGTGGGAGCATATCGTGAACTACGGGGATCCTAAATTCGAGAGAGGAGACCTTGTTGTCTTTTGCCAAGATACAGTTGGCGAGATGATTACAAGTTTGGGCATTATAGTTTCCGAACCGACCTTGATGTTTAGTCATAAGTGGCCTAACGAAGACGACACTGAGAACTTCTGGTCTTATGACGTTAAAGTGGATAGCACCCTATTTAAAATGATTCCGGAAGCATTCCTGAGGAGATTAAAAGATGAAGATGAAACTAAAGATTCTTAAAGAAAGCAGATATCAAGGTTTATATGATATGGTCGCTGTACAACCCGGCTCTATCGACTTGTTTATCAAACACTTCGTGGACATAAGTATGGATGTTCAAACCGCAAGGCGAGACTTTTTCACTAGCACATTCGGAAGCCAAATTGACGCTTTGACTGATGCAGATATCCCAAGAACATCATCGAGAGGATATCCGTCTGCACTAGTAAAGGTGCAAGTCCAACTCCGAGCAGGAATTTCCCACTGGTATAACCAAGTCTTTGGATCGGACATGGCCAACTTCGTTATTGAAGCAAAGGTTCTCATGTACTTAACCGAACTCGCAGAGGGTCTAGAGAGAATTGGATATGAAACTATTACTGGAGAACAGTTCAATAGCCTTCCCACAGAAGACAAAAATCTAGTGTTTGAAAAGCACTTCCTTGAGGACTACCTCGACAGCTTCATCAAAGACCACGTAAAGATGAGTTCGATGAATACAACAGGGTTCCTAGATAATCCGGGCGTAGGCGCCGGACTATATGGACAAATGAAAGACTGGTACATGTCGACAGAAGGAGCAGATGTCCTTGGTCAGAAAATCAAAGAGATGCTTCCAATGTTACCACAGAGGGCATCTTGAGACAAAAACTCGAGAGAATCATAATTGGAGGATCTTTGGAGTCAATGCTATACGCATGGCGCACACAGACGAAAATCCTAGTGAAAGAAAAGAAGTATGTTTTCCGATTTGGCGAAAAATTTTTTCCGACCACTTTCCCAGATTTTGATTGCGATAATCCCAAGAGATTGTCGTCAAACTTATCATTTGCCTTGTCTCTCGGCGGCTTGATGCCGTACGGAGGCAATATTGAGAACATCAGAATAAGCAAAGATCATATAAGAGTCATAACGAAAGGAAGCCGACGAGTTGAGATTGAAGCGGATGATATCATCCATTTCGACAAGAACTTGAAGGACTACTGGGTTTATGACTTTTTTGATTCTCGACAAATGCGTGCTCACGAGATAAACGAGATTCTTGACGATACCGACCAATTCGTCAAAAAAATTAATTTCTATTTGTCTCCAAGAGCCACCAACGGTATAACAAAAGACTTCATAGGAAGCTCAAATTTGACCCACAAGCA